ATGCCGAACTTCGCCATGATCTCTTCGGACGTGTCGAAAATCGATGGGCAGGGCTCGGACCAGTCGATAATCTCGGCAGCGGTCACCCATGGCAGCCTGACGCCTGCCATGACCTCGGGGCTGTCTGGAGCGCCGTGGGTGGCTACCGGCCAGACGATCTTACGGCCGTCGCAGCGGGCGATCAGGAACAGGCGCTTGCGCGTCGTCGGCGCTCCGTAGTCGCAGGCCCGCAATTCCTTCCACTCGACCTTGTAGCCGTGCTTCTTGAGCGCCGCGATCCAGCGCTGAAACTCCTCGCCCTTGCGCCCCGGGTCGGGCATCCAGCCCTTGTCGGTCTCGACGAGCGGCCCCCAGGTCTGGAACTCCTCGACATTCTCGAGGATGATGACGCGCGGCTTGCCCCGCTCCGCCCATAGCACGACCGTCCATGCGAGGTCGCGGATTTCGCGCTTCACCGGCTTGCCGCCCTTGGCCTTGGAGAAGTGCTTGCAGTCGGGCGACGCCCAAAGCAGCCCGACCTTGCGGCGGCCGATGACGTCGAGTGGATCGACCTTGTAGATGTTCTTCGACAGGTGGACCGTGTTCGGGTGGTTGGCAGCGTGCAGCGCCAGCGCTTCCGGGTCGTGGTTGATGGCGTAGTCGGGCGAGCGACCGAGAGCCAACTCAATGCCGGTCGAAGCTCCGCCGCCACCGGCGAAGCTGTCGACGATCAGCTCGTCGGTCGAGATGAAAGGTTCATCTGCAGCCCACAGCTGGGGGAAGTGCTTGTTCATCACAGATTCGTCTTGAGTGGCCTTCTCGATTGCGATTCCCCAGCGCCGCCCCAGCGCCGTGTCGGTTCCCATTTGCGGTTGATCGAAGGGGGAAGTGGCGGCCGACGCCAGGAGGGAGGGGGAACGTCGGCCGCCTTTCGCGCAAGCGGGGAGGGAGGGGCAACCCGCGCGCAAACTGAATTGAGGTTGGTGATTGGCTGAGGTCATGCTGCCCTCTCGAATAGATCGGGGGAAACGGCAGCAGCTGGCGGGAAGGCGTCGGGCAATATCTGGAGCGCCAGAAGCCCGCCCTTCGTTTCCCCGACTTCGCGGAAGCCAGCCTTGAGATAAGTCCAGCCCCACACCTCGCGGCCCCGCACCATCGTCGGACGCACCTTGGCGCGGTCAACGAAGGTGATGAGGCCCAAATGCGGAGGATCGCCAAAGTGAGCACGCGAGTGAGCCAGCGCGGAAACGATGAGGTCAGACGCCCTGCCCGCGCCTTCGTTGCGGAACGCAGAGCAAACCCACGCCCCGGCCCATACGTGCTTGACATATTCAGCGAACGGCCACGAAGTGACCCACAGAGCCTCGCGGCCAGCTTCGTTTGCGTACAGCACGAAGCACCGGCCGGGCGGAACGAACTGCGGCGTTCCAGGCTTCTGCCGGTTGTAATGCCGGTCAGCTACCAGCCGCGCTTGATAGTCCGCGCGATGCGACAGACGCCAAGCGCTCATCACGACACCGCCTTGAGCAGCAGCGCGACAGCCCAGCCGGCGAAGTGGACGAGCCAGAAGCAGCCGAGCACGATCCCGACCCACAGCAACGCTGAGAGGGTGAGCCATATGGCGATACGGGAGCGGAGGGAGATCATGCTGCATCCCCGTCGAGGATAGAAAAGCTGATCCTCCGCCGTACCGCTCAGGGCGGAATTGCCGAGGCCGATGGCATGGTCTGCCGCGTCAAGTGCGTCCTTGATGGTGACGCTGCCAAGATCGGCAAAGGCACCGGTGAAGGTGACCTTGTCGGTCTCCTTCGCGCGGCCTGACTCGACGAGGGCGACGAGGGCGCCGGTCGCAAGCAGAAGGGCAGAATGCGTCTGGCGAAGAAGCGCGGTGTCCATCACGCCACCTGCAGCAGCGTGATGGCGAGGGCGCCGGCCGCGCGAATGTTTGCCGGCATCGATGGGCGTTCTTCGGCCGCCTGCAAGATCGCAAGCTCTTCCTTGAGGTCAGCGTTGCGGGTGAGGGCGGCATCGTATGACCACGATCCGGAGAAGCCGCTTTCGAACGACAGCTCGGTCAGGATCGAGCGGATGCGCTCGGCGCGCGCCGCCGGGTCCATGCGCTTGGACAGGTCGATCTTCGAGGCGGTGATCTTGGCCTGCAGCTGGGCAGCGATCCGATCCGCCTCGCGCGACTGCTCCGCGAACTGCGCCTTGCGCAGATCGGCCCAGGCGTTCGCGAGGCAGTTGGCGAACAGCTTGGGCAGAAACGCCCGCTTGCCGGTTTCGTCGCCGGCAGCCCAGCGCGTCAGCCGAGCAATGCGGTAGGCCTTCCATGCGGCGGCCATCGGATTGTGCATTTCGATCCCCATCGGTGCGTTCGATGGAGTGACCGTAATGCGGCACTTGTGCCGCGTCAATCAGAAACTGCGGCACAAGTGCCGTGCACCTATTTCGACTCGACTCTGGGTGAAAACTCGGGTGTTAATGAGAACATAATAGGAACATACGGAGGCGGTTGTGTTCGAAACGCGGGTATTTGAGCTCCATATCCTTTGCGCAAACTGTCAGCGCCCTAGCAGCAAAGCGGTGCCTGTCCCTGCTGCGACGGGACCTCTGGATGAAAATGAGTTCATCGAGCAGCTCGAGCATCGACCCATCCCGTTTCACTGCCCGCATTGCGAGAGCAGCATCGCCGAGTTGGTAGGCATCAATATACGGCGTGAGGAAAAGGACCTGAGGGTCGCCTAGAAGCTGATCTCGTTCGAGATGCGTCTCACTAGGCCGATGATCTCGACCTGGACACCTTCCACGTCGAAGGCCATGCGTCTGGCGTTGGGGAAGCGCTCATCAGGCGATTCGAGCAGTCTTCTGCGGTCCGATTGATCGCTATCGTCCACCTCCCGAAACACGCCTGCCGCCACTTTGCCGGCGACCACCACGGGCATTGCCGCATCGGGTGAGCGTCGCGACAATTCGACCGGGGCGTCGCCATAATCTTCGGGGTTTGTCAGCCACTCGACAGGAACGTCCAGCAGAGCGCGAAGTCCTTCAAGATTTTTACCCCGTGGGAAAGAGGACCGGCCCTGTTTCATAGTGCGCAGCAGATCCGCGTTCTTCCCCTCCGTGGCTAGCAACGACGCTTCGCGGTCGCTCATGCCAGGGCGGACCTGATCCAATCTTGCACGGATGCGTTCGTAGGGTGTGGACATGGGCGGCATTGTTGCCGCAGGCCAAGTTATGCACTAGCGGCAACAGTGCCGCGAAAGGCACTTGACGATGCGGCACTGTTGCCGCATACAATGCCGCCCATGATGGATTTGCGCACACAATTAGTCACCGTTGCCGATGCCTTCGGAGAACATACGGGGCGTGGTCGAAAGCGCGTTTCTACGCTCGCCTTCAACCAGGGCAACAGGATTGACGACTTCGCAAGTGGAAACCTGAGCCCCACCGTTCGATCCTTTGAGCGCGCCATGTTGTGGTTCTCTGTGAATTGGCCAGCAGGTGCAGCGTGGCCGATGGGTATCGACCGCCCGGTCCCTGCAGAAGGTGAGGCGGCATGATCATCGCTGCTCGCGTCCTGCTGTTTGCATCGATGCTCACTGTGGCCTTCGTGCTCGCTAGCGCTGTGGTGCTTTCATGAGATCGCACCAGCAAATGAGGGGACATGGACTGCGCCGGGCAATGCGCTCCGATGGGGGCCGGATTGCCCATGTCCCTTCATTTGCCGGTTCCTCCCCCGGCCAACTGCCGGTGCGGTCGCGCACCGGCCTTCTATTCCTGTCGCTGCCTCGCGTCGCTCGCCAAAGCCTCGATGCAGCTTCTAGCGCCGGAAATCGCGGAGCCTCCGAATGACCGCGACGGTGGCACGGATTTCTGAGCGCCGGGCAAGGCATTCAGGGCAGGGGGCTGCGATCGGTGCTGATGCACCGGTCGCCGTCACCTTCCAGTTACCGGTGCCGCCATCGGTCAACGAACTGTTCCGCAACGTACCCGGCAAGGGACGGGTCAAGACGCGCGTCTATGACGACTGGCGCGCGCATGCCCTGACCTCGATCCGGTTGCAGAAGCTGGCGCCGGTCGACGGCCACGTCCTCATCCGCCTCAACATCGAGATGGCCGGCGACCGCTCCGATCTCGACAACCGGGTGAAGGCGATCTTCGACGCCATCGTCGAAGCCAAGATCATTAGCGACGATAGCCTCGTTACTGGCTTCCTCGTCGCCAAGATGCCGGCCGTCAATGGCCTGGCGCACATCGAAATCCTTCCGGCCCAGGCCGTGACGGTTGACTTCCGGCCCTCGCACGAAGGTGCCCGCGGCGGCTGGTTTATCTCGGCACCCCAACCCAACGGAGAAGACGATGGCCTTGTCGCTGTCTGACCTCAAGCGTGTGCGCGCCGACCAGCCGCCCCGCATCCTGATGTACGGCCCGCCTGGTATCGGGAAGACTTCCCTCGCCGCCGAATTCGACGCCCCGGTGTTCCTGCAGGTCGAGGAGGGGACGCCTGGCGACCTCGAGCTCGACAGTTTCGGCAAGATCGAGAGCTTCGGCCAGCTGATGGAGGCGCTTGGCGTCCTCTACACCGAGGACCATGCCTTCAAGACGGTTGTGGTCGACTCGGTCACTGAGCTCGAGCGTCTGGTGTTCGCCGAGACGTGCGCCCGTGGCGGCGACAAGGGCAATGCCAAGGCCAAACTCGGAGACTTCTGATACAGCAAAGGCTACGTCTACGCCAAGCCCGTCAGGCAGGAA